AGGGTAAAACCCTCGATTATAAATGCCACTTGATATGGCGGACGTAGGTGCGCAACCGGTATATTGAAAAGCTAAATTGAGAACCCCTTGATGAAAAGGAGTGGCCGCAACTTGCAGACGATAAACCAAATCAAAACGCACATATGGAACACCTGCCAACCGGGTAATACCCGTGGGATAATAGCCAGCAGGACCAAATACGGAATTTGATGTCACAAACTGGTTATAAATATTCGCACGACTAGAAGTCGTTAAAGTGCCTCTGGTAATGAGACGAGGGCGCATGAAATAGGTGGTCAAATCTTGTATGTCAGATTGTTCAACAAACATACTCCTATTAGAAGTGCCAATGACCTGTTCCATACAAGCCTCATTAACATAAGAAGTAACACCAGTTTCATGAGGAGTACCAGAAATGGTCATACTATCAATCTGGTCACAGATAACAGTATCATCACGTAGCGTAGAATTAGTAACAGTAGTTATATTTGTAGCGAGTAATAATCATACCATAAAGCTACTCAACCTTATGGAACGGGTCTTCTTCTCTGGATATTAGGATGATCCTGAGTAGTAAAGCTAAAAAGCTACATCCGTTATGAGCCGCCCTGTCCCAACATTGATTCAAGAACGACCATCGATTTAATCTCAAATGTTGGCGTATATGCAAACTCACCATCCGTTGTCGACACGCGACAACATATACTGCCTGTACTCATCAAGGTTAGAAATCGCTCTTTTAGGAGCATAGCTAACGCGGCGGGCACAATCCAGCAAACGGGGGACGTAACTTTCCCAAACAGACTGGCTGTGTAAAGAAAGCTCCCCCAAAGCAGTTTCAACAAGGTCACCGACAATAGTGGCACGATCGACACACTTGCTGTTCTTTATAAAATACATATTCGTCAAAAAGGCGTCAAAAGAAATGGGACAACACAAGCCGTCCTCAGTAAAGTAGAACCGCCTCTTCAAGAATGTGACCTCATCAAGAGGTACTGTCTCCAAAATCTCAGCATCCTTCCGACCTGCAGTATATGTCAAACACCAATCTTTGAGCGCCTCAGCAGTAGTTTTCTGGTTATACAAACCAACAACCTCATCCGAAGCGCTGTTGATGTTATCATCTCCAAGGGTAGCAGTGGCCGCTTGCT